TGACAGCGAGCGCGGTGCACGCCGCCACGACGAGCGCGGTCATCTGCTCATCGGTGAGGTTAAGGGGGTTCTTCTTCTCGGGTTGAGGGGGCGCTTGGGGGGAAGGGTAAGCACCCTGAGGATGAGGAGCGGTCATTTGAGGCATCATACCTTGCATCCTGGGCTCATCGGTCATCATAGGGGGCTCCATCATAATATCATTAATGGGAGTAGAATCCATCGTCGTCTCTTTACTTTGACTCACATTTTTTTCGGGTGTAAAAGCCACGGATGGATTGTCGTTGAGAGGAACCATTCCCTCACCGTCATCCGCTAAATTCATGGTATTCACTTGTTCGGACGCCATTTAATATATCCACATGTTTTTGAGACACCCGAGAGACGCACTCATTTCGTCTTTGTGATTTTGAGGTTTGTCTTTTTCGTCGCTCTCTTGGCGTCGTCTTCTTTCTGCTGAAGATGTTTGGGATTGTACATCTTCTTATGAAGTCTCCATATATCCGGACTTCCGACCCTAAAGTTCTTTCTTATGGTCGCCTTGTACCAAAACACGCAATCCTGTATCCTGTTAGATTTCACCGTATTGTCTAACACGAGACACTCGTAGTTTTCCGTACACGCATCCATCACCTTACAAAACATGTCAAAGGATGGAAAAATCCCAAAGAATGATTTGTAGAGTTTTTCTCGGTTTTGTATGATGTTCTCCCTGAGTATAAACACGTAATCCACGTTGGCGCGTAACGCGGGTGGCAAATCCATTACGTACTGCATCGTCAGCATAAAGAATATCTTCCAGTGTCGCCCGTTCATAAAGCACTGACGGATACATGTGTCTTTCAGGAATTTCGAATCATACATACAGTCATCCAAAAGCATGAACGCTCCACAATTTGTCTTTCCATTCCCTACCAACTTTCGTTGTCTCGCCATCACACGTTCTATCGCATCTCTGTCGTAGTCGCCATATATGAAGAGATCGGGAATGAACTCGGAATAAAAATGGTTTCCCTCTTCTGTTCCTGAGAGAACAATACCCGCTGGGAGGTGTCTCTTGTGGAACATGATATCTTTCACGAGAGTGGACTTACCCGTATTACGCTTCCCGATAAACACACAAACCCTGTCGTCACTAATCGTCTCGGGTTTGAATTTCCTCAACTGAAGATTCATTCTACAGTAGTGTATCGTTTTAATTAGCAAAATTTTACTCATATACAGTAGGAATGGCTGGTCGTCTGAGGCTCGCCGCCACCGGAGTCCAAGATGAGTGGCTCACAGGTGACCCACAGTTTTCGTACTTTCTCATGAACTTCAAGAGACACACGAAGTTCGCCTTTGACTTTGTGGAGAGTCAGTTCGACGGAAACGTCGACTTTGGCCAAACGATCACGTGTAGAATACCGGGTGACAAAGGTGATCTGGTGAGAAATATGACACTCAAAGTGACACTCACCGATCCTGTTCCGGATACTCCGAACAATAACAACACCGTGTGGTCTCCTTCGACCATGTCTCGTCTCATCGAATACGCCGAACTTCTCATAGGTGGACAGCCTATTCAACGTATCACCGGGGAATACATATACATACGTCAGCAACTTCACAACACGAACGATGACATCGAACAAACGTTATACTTCTTAAACGGTCACGGAAATTATCTCACGTATCCCAATGAATACACCTATTTTCTCGATCTTCCCTTTTATTTTTACAGACACCCTTCGTTAGCTATACCAACGTGCGCACTGACGAAACAGTTGGTAGAGGTTCGTATCAAATTAAGATCTCTGGGTGAGATGGTAGTGCACGTTGGTCCGGGTGTGAGTAACATAGAAGCTTCCATCAGAAAGTTTTCTCTGGACACTGAGTTCGCTTACGTGACACCAGAAGAACGCGGATACCTCATGTCCAGACCCCTCGAGTATATCATCACACAAGTTCAATTGGCTCAGTTCAAGATAAAGGCGGGCGAAACGAAACGTTCGGTGATGCTTAATTTTCAACATCCCATCAAGGAACTCTTTTTCGTTTCACAATCTGAACTGTCTTCTCTGTTGAATATTTCAAATCAATACAACACCATCGTAAACGCAGAACTTCGTTTCAATAATGAAATCGTTTTTAGTCGCGACGGTCTCTTTTTAGGATACGAACAGGCGCTCAAACATTACGTCAACGCACCTTCTTCGCTGATAAATTCACCACTCATAATATACGGTATAAATCCTCCCCTGGGGCCATCGAAGTTTGGCGCGTACTCGTTCGCCCTCAAACCACATGCACCGTATCCCACCGGTCAGGTGAATATGAGTCGTGTCTCTCATAAACTTTTTACGATTGAGATTAATCCCATTAATGCCGAGTACGATAATGATACACGCGTATACGCAGTCAATTATAACGTGTTACGCATCGAGAGTGGATTAGCGGGATTAAAATTTTAGGTGGATATAGTAGTAATGGCTGGACAAGTTCAACTCTTGGCTTCCGGACCCCAAGAGAGATTCTTCACGGTAGATCCAGACTACAGTTATTTCGTGGAACGTTTCAAAAAACATTCAAACTTTTCCATAGAATATTCAGATATAGATCCAGAAAATGTCGCCGATTTTGGAAAACTCGTTCGATTCAAGATTCCCCAAAATCAAGGTGATCTACTCAAGACTCTGAGTGTGAAGATGACACTACCTAGACTGGGGTCTGGAAGAGTATACATAGAATCCGTGGCGCACGCGCTCATCGAACATGCTGATCTTATCATAGGTGGCGAAGTGGTGCAACGTCTCACGAGTGACTACCTTCAGATATACTCGGAACATAACGTGACCCAAACGAAGCAAAAAGCCCTCGAACAACTCATAGGTAAGTATCCACTCCGAACATCGGATAGAAAAGTAGGAGAAGTCATAGAGAGTGGTGGTTTAAGTGGAAACACGGGCATCGTGATTCATAACACGTTAGGTGTCAATTCGGATGAAAGTTTTTTTGTCGATCTTCCGTTTTACTTTTACAGACATCCTGAACTCTGTTTGCCTTTATGTGCTCTATATCAACAAGAAGTGGAGATTGAACTAAAGTTGAGAAGTGTTCAAGATTTGGTGATCGATGGCGATGGTTCGTACACAACACTTTCCGAAACATTCGCCATTAAAAATTTTAATGTATGTGCCGAAGTTCTATTTTTGGATAACGCAGAGCGTATTAAGATTAAGAACACGTGCACAGATTTCTTAATCACACAACTTCAACAGGACGTATTCGACGTAGACGCGGGTGTCAATCAGGGGAAATTTAAATTAGATTTTACAAATCCAGTCAAAGAGATGTATTTTGTCATTCAGAGACAAGGAACCACAGGAGATGGAGTCTCACAAGGAAATTTTGTGACTGTCTTTGATTACGACAACACGTCGAACGTTCAAGATGGAAAGTTTATTCTCTATGAAAATCTAGAGTATCTCACACTCACTCTCGATGATCAGGACATCATCACACGAGATACCGGTAACGTCATATTTCTCAAGGCGGTTCAGGCGGCGATCCATCATTCGAAAACGCAATTGATTCGACGTTTTTATTCGTATAGTTTCGCTCTTCAACCAGAAGAATGGTATCCCACAGGTCAGATTAACTTTAGTCTCGTGAAAGATCAGATACTAAACCTAAGTTTAACGGCGTGTCCAGATTTTAAGCGCCAAATCCGTATATACGCTCTCAACTACAACATCCTTCGTGTGAGTGAGGGAATTGCGCGAACTCTTTTTGATACGAGACATTAAAGATGAACATGAAAACTGGCTTCGGCGATGCCGGAGATGCCATGATAGATCAATACATCGACACCATGACTAACCTTTTAATGCCCGTGATGGAGCGAAGCACCGTACTCGCAGCCGAATATTCCAAAGCTTGTGGAAGAGACACTCTCCTTCCAGAAGATTGGGAGTATGCGATCAAATATTGTGCGATGTACACCGTCGGTCAGGATGTCGGTTCTTTGTTCCCCGAGATTTACGAAGAAGAGGAAGAAGACGAGGAAGACATGCCCATCGTACCCGAAGAAGAGTGCCCCCCATTCGAGAGGTACACGGGTTCCGACCCGACATTTTTACTCATGAATGAAGCATACGACCGATGGGATTCGTGGCAGCCGCAAAATCCGACAGAACAGATGTTAAAAAATGCTATTAATAGTAATGAGCACCTCAGAGCCTGAGGCATGGTCGTTCTCGAATACTAAATTCAAAATCTACGAAACGGGATCCAGCTCTAGCGAAGATTCATCAGACGATGAACAGATCTTCTCGAAAACGAAAACTATAAAGAAGAAAAAATTTAAAAAAATTGTAGAGAAAGAGGAACTCTTACCAGAATAATTTTCCCAGCGTACCATATACACTATGTCCGCCGTTACCAGCGCCCTCAAGACTGTCGATATTGTCACCCAGGAGCTTCAGACTCAGACCCTTAACTCTATCGTCGGTGGCTTCTCCTTCGCTGCCGCGATGTCCTGGATGGATTTCATCCGCTGGGCCATCAGCCAGATCATCAAGGTGCCCAAGAATGGTGGTATGCAGTACGCTCTCACTGCGCTGCTCACCTCTCTCGTCTCCGTGATTGTCTTCCTGATCATCACCCGCATTAACGGTAAGGTCAAGAAGCCCGCGCAGCCCGTCTACGCTGTCACTCGCTAATCGATGTTCTCGGATACTTTGGTCGCCTTTTCATGAAAAACATGAGAAGTATTCCAACTATCACGATTGCGATAATTTCCCATTTCCACCTATAAAGATTCTCCTTTACTTCAGGAATGCTTATGGGTGCCTCCTCCTCTTCAATATTTTCATCCGGAATCGGGACTTTAGGAAGTCCTTCGAGTTTATCGGTGGAACACGTGATTTCAAATTTGAGCACATGATCCTGGTTCATGAAATCGTATGGTATCATCCGACCGTGACTCATATAGAAAAATTCAATTCGAATATCTCGAATACTTTTTTGGGGTCCAGAATGAAAATGGTATATCAGCTGATCATCCGCGCCGTTGAAATTGATGAAATCTGAACCATCTAAGAGTAAATGTCCCGTGTAAAAAGGTGTTGACGAATATACATCCTGATTAAACTGCTCTGAACCCGCAGAGAGCCTGAGTATCAAAGAATTGGGTCCATATAAATTAATAGCGCCACTCTTGATCGAATGACCTGTGTAGTCCCTCGACCCAAATCCAAGCACTTGGTGTGGTGTCGTTTCGGATGAAGATACACTTTGGTGACCGTTTGTACCAGAAAAGAACTCAAATGTGAACGTGTTCGACGTGCCCACGTTGGAAAAGTTGAGTGTATTTGTCTCTTCATCGTACACCACGAGACTCACGTTCGACTCGGGTGGAGCTAATATACTTTCCAAATCTTCGGCTAAAATGTACCCGTTTGAATAATTTGTTTCATTGAGAGTAAATACGTTAGCGTCCACGCTGAAGGTTTTATTCGTCGAACAGGTGGTCAATTGCGGTGTGGGAATACGAGCAGACACGAGTTTAATAGACGAAACATCGTAAATGGGATTTTCGAGAATTACTCTATAATTATTCTGATTTTGGAACGTATTAGAATACTCATCTATGATGACAGCATGTTCGCCGCTATCGATAGAGAGGTTATACACCTTCATTAAAATATGCGTATAATATTTTAATGATTGTTTTTGTCTATTTCATATTTCAAAATTAGGCAGAAAGAGAATGCGCCAGAGGGTTGTTATGTAACTGGTTCTTGGCGATGTCCAAATTGCGAGAATTGGGATTTTCGTTACCCTTGTATGCATTGAACTTATGGAAGGTCTTTTGCTGATATTGCTGCGTCCAACCACCATTGGCGGCGTTCATGCGACCGTCGACGCGCGTGGTGTCAGAACGCACGGACGTGAGGCGACCACCCTGCTTGAGGGCACTCTCCCTGACATTCATACGCCCTGCATTGCCCATACGGTTAGGTTTGCCACGACGATCTTCGGGGCGGAACCCATACTTCATGAGTTCATCATTCGTTTTCGCAGTCACATTGACAGCGACACTGTTCGTATAGGCACCGTGATGACTATGAATACCTGGAGCTGGGCGATTTACGTATGTGTATTGTTCATCATTACGATCACTCTTGAAACGCGTGGGATCCTGTGACACAGTCTGTGCAGACACGAAACGCTTCGCACCGTTGAAGCCAAGACCATCCGCGCGATGACCAGTCTCCGAACGATTCGTAGTTCTCTTGGTCCTCTCATGCTCGTTACGGGGAACGACACCCGACATACCCTGGGCACGTCCAGGCATCGTGGGGAGGCGAGAAGGAAGGAACGCAGTCGTCTCAGGCTTGTTATGGGTCAGATCACCAACCTTGGCGGATCTACCACCGGTGATGTCGTGTGCGGGACCAGACCTACCGGGAAGAGTTGTGAGCCTATATTCACCAACATTGACGGGGTTGACGCGAAACATCTGCTGATAGCCACCGACAGCTGGAACATCGGCACCAACACCGAGACCTGGACCGACCAGCTGTTTCTCGATGGGTGAAAGGTTGTTCATGCGACCCTGATCATACATACGGTTGCGCATGTTTAGAACTTCCTGACCACCGCTTCGTTGTTGCACGGCGATGTCCGCAAAACTCTCCATCTCCCTCTTCCGGGGAACATCCACAATAGGCACGAAATCATCTTCTACTATAGGAGCTTTGACTACCGGTGGAGGACCCTCTTCAACGGGAGGGGGAACAGACTTAGTACTCAAAGTTCGACCAGCATAAATTAAACCAGCCACAGCCATGAGCGAAATGGGATCAGCCATTCTTACTTCTTACCGACATTTTTATTAGCGTACCTTTGCTGAAAGAGTTCGTTCTGAACCTCGGCGCGCGTGCTTGAAGGCTCGTAACGCATAGTGCGAAGGGGAAGCTTACATTCCATGTTTGTCAGTGGGAAGAGATTACGCTCGTAGGTCTGGACGATATTCTTGTTAAAACGAGATGTGGATTGGGGACGAAGTTGGTCACTCGTATCGATGTATTGGGCTGGAGATCCCTTGCCCGCCATGTAAGGGGCGGTGCCATATAGCATGGTATTCGGTCGGCAACTACCACAGTTGAGAGTGCTGGGTTGAGGATACACGAAAACCTCGTCGGTCGCTTTATTTGGGGGAAGGGCACCCGTGTTCTGGACGATAGAAAGGCCTGGCTGAAGCTGATATGCCATTTACTATTACATGAGAATATTTATCTAACTGTACGTTCCACCACCACCTCGCACACTTCCTCCACCTCGGGGACCCCTGATATCCCCATCACCACCGAGACCCGCGAACGCTTCGAGCTGAACACCGCGCGCGTTGGGGTCGCAATACTTCGAATCGCTCCTGCACATGGGACCATTCTTGGGACCGTAGAGCCACTCCGCGAACGCCGTCTGGTCACCTGGAATCTTAGATACAGGATTCGTCACAAACTGACGATCAACCGCGTTTCGCATGTACTTGGGGAGGGGTGATCTAGAACGTCCCGAGTCCATAGGAATGCGATCGCTCGTATAACTATTCACAAAAGACTTTACCGTGGGATAATAACACGCTTCTAGCCTGTTAGGAGCATCGGTGAAATCTGTGATGAGCACGTTACCCATGGGATTATCTGGTGTAGGCATCTGACACGTCGCACCATTGACGGTAGAACCGAACGTTTCCTTCACCATCTTAGACCGATAAAGAACATAAATGACGGCGAGAACCATCGCACCAAGGACAAAGATCCTGAGGTCGCGAC